GGAAGAAGATGATGATGAACGGCTTCAGCCGTTTTGAACTTCGTCTAGTTGAATCAGCCTCTCTAGATACCATTGTGCCTTCTTCAGTGATTCTGTCCCGCCTTTATGGCGCTCACGCCAGCAGTATTTCTGGATATTCCCTTTTAGGTATCCGCGATACTCTTCGCTGGTTAGGGCTGACTCAATGGCTTCAATACATTCGACCCCGCCGCCGTCAGTGTAATGAGACGGATGGTTGACGGTATCTTGCTGGATCACGGGAGGCTCTTCTTTAGTGGTCCAAGGGACAGGACACACCCCTCCAGGACAATTCAAGGCATCAACAACTGTACTTACCGGCTCAAACCACTCATCCTTGTTGTTGTGGCTTGTCGCTCCTCGTTCTTCCCTTGCCATCAGAGAGCTTATTAAAATTTAAGGGTAGCAGAACTTGGACTATTAGCGCATTAAGCCACGACGCTTGGCAGACAGCTGCAGCTCCTCTTCGTCAGGTTCACCAAGATCTAACACAAGTGCCCTGGGCTTAGGTGATGCTCCCATCGCTAAGCCTTCTTCAGCACTGGGAATATAGCCAGTCAATCCGGGACGCTTTTCGCCACCTTCTAAGGCAAGGTTGGTACGCTCACGCCCTTGCTCAGTAAGCACCAGGCCACGGTTGTACTGGTCATATAAGGGCACGTCGTTTTCTTCGTTTGCAAGAAGAGCGCCAAAGTCTTCTTCATTGAGACAACGACAATTTAACTCGTCTTGTACAAAACTATCCAAAAAACCTGCGGCGGAGTGCATCACGGTGTTTAATCGATTTACTTCTCTTACAATGATAGGATGGCAAATACTTACAGGCCTACATACGACCCTAGGAATGATTCTGGTACCTCAGGGGCAGAGGTATCGGATCTAAATCCAGAGCAGGCATATGACACTGATATGCGTCGTGTTGATCCAGAGGAACGATCATCGGCCGCATCAGTAAATAATAAACAAGAACGCGTTGCAAAATTTATGAGGGCAGCAAGATCTGCTGGTGCATACAAGCAAAGAGCTCAGCTTTCAGAACCGACTGTTTTTAATGAAGATGGAGATGCATTTGGGACTGTGGGTGCAAAAACATATGCCCGCAAACCACAGTCCCAATTTGGCAAAACGTTTCAAACCTGAGAAAACACCACGTTATGGGGCTGGTCTTGATACTTACCTTTTCGATCCTGGTAGCTAACCTCACAAGGATTGCCGCGATAAAAAAGCAATTGAGTAATCCCTTCGTTGGCATAAATACGGTTAAAAAGCCCAGTGCAATTACTGATCTCCAATGTTAAGTAACCTTCCCAACCACTTTCTGCAGGCGTAATGTTAACCAAGATACCTGAACGTGCATAAGTAGATTTACCTACAGCGACAACAGTAACATCACGAGGAAGTTTCAGTCGTTCTTGTGCAACGCCCAGGCAATAACCATACGGAGGGAGTAAGAAATATTGACCGCGCTCATCCTCCAGGAGATCCGCCGGCTTCAGAATGTCAGGATCAAAATTCTTTGGATCGCAATCACCAGCCTGTACTTTACCAAAGATTAGGCATTGTGTAGGAGAAAGGCGGATGTCATACCCATAGGAACTTAGTCCATAGCTAAGAAGTTTGCGACCATCCTCTTTGCTGACTAGACGGTCGACAAAGGGCTTGATCATGCTACCTTCCTCTGCCAGTTCCTTGATTTCCCAGTCGGCAAGTACGCTCATGACCCAATGCAATCGTCCTTTAGTATAAGGGCGTCAGCAGAGGATATGCCCACGTTCAGAATAAATATCTACGAACCTTTCGGTTGCTTCACCTGCCGAGTCCATAGGAGGCAAGTAAACGACAAAAGACGTGCACGTAGCTGCAGTCTCCACTTTTCCTTGGCGATGACGACGGAGACGTGGTAAGGTGCGCAAGATGCATAGCGGGAATTTAAAAATCTTAGGCTCATATCGAATCATGTCAGGACAATTGGTAAAGTAAAGACCTTGTTTGACTTCACCCGAAAGCCATTCATGGTACAGGCGTCGAAACCATACGGCATGAGAAGAGGTTAATGACAAAGCGGAAGCCCGCGTCATCTTCCACCGCTCATTCTTTTTATCCCAAAAGTATGCACCTGAGGGAGGAAACAAGTAAACATTTCCATACCAAAGTTGCGTATTTAATGCGTCATCTACAGGCGTATAGAAATTCTTAGCCTGGACATATTCATTGGCGATTTTTGAACTAGCAACATCTAAGTCAATGCCTCCCATTAACTCATTGGCGGCACAGATTAAATCTGAGCTAGTAATCCACTCAATCTCTTCGGCATGAGCTTTAACTTTGCGAACACTTCCGCTCATTTCTTTTCGTCCACTTTGTTGTAGTCGATCTCCAAATACCGGAGTCCTTCATGGTCATTAATTACATATCCAGCCTTTTCCAATGGATCAATCTTTTGCGCTGCACCAAGAATACGCCTGAATGTCTCAGCTAAATCGCCATCATTTTGACGTTCACACTCCTCTTGCGCTGAGTGCAACTCTTTAAGTGTCATGAAAAACATGGAACGCTCCTTGCTTTCTGGCTGGAAAACCATGACGCCAGGGCCTTCAATTTCCCACATCTTGCAATAATGTTGCCCCATGTCACCAAGAATTAATTTCAAAGTTCCTTCAAGCAACTTGGCCTTAGTGTCATCCATTTCTGGACCAATGACAGAAGCAATTAGCTTTTCACGTCGGCTTGACATTTTCCTAGCAATCCTTGACGAGTTAGTGCTTCCAACAGCTTACTTGTTGGCTGGTAGAGGACGACTAGTTTGCCTAGCACGCCACGTTTTTTAATGAGCTTACCATTTTCATCCCGCACTTTATCAAATTCCCCTGAGCGAATTAAATATTCGGCCACACAACGCAACCGACGTTTTAAAGGCAGTTCAGCTTGTGGGAATTTACCACAAATAGTATCAGGCTCTAGGTTTTGAAAGGCAAGTCGCAACCTATTTGCCAAGGTCATGCCTGAATTAGCGTCTTCTTCTTCATATTTTTTTAAGTTTTCCAGGTAACGGCGCAAGCACTCATCATCGAAAGAGCCACTAGGCGGCAAAAACATTTCCACTTGATTGGACAAGGACTCTGGAAGTATCTCCAGGTGGTTATCGATGGTGATCTCATCGATGTCTACATTTTTAAAACGATGCGCCATCACTCGAGAAACGTGTTGGTAGATTTGTACATGCGCTGGTCACTACGTAGATCACTTGATTCAAGATTACGGTTTTTGGCAAAGCCTTGGATTAGTTGGTTCCAGGGGATGCGTAGAACTGCTTTTCGATTTTCTCCAGGGGAGACGTTAATGTAATGAATGCCTTCTACCCAGCCCTTTGCGGGTTCTTTTTTCCCAATTGCAATCCAATTTCTAAGGGTTTGATCTGAGATCCCAAGACGTCTTCCACATTCTTCTGTTGAAATATATTCATCGGCATAGGCGTCTGGACATAAAGCGTCCGTTTCTCCAGTGGAATAACGACTGTGCCACATGGAGCCAAGGATATTTCGAATTCCCTTTAGCTCTTGTGCAATGTCCTCAAGCCCTTTCCTAATTCCGTAACTCATAGCTGCAGCTGTTCTATTCATATGTTAGTCTGTGAGGAAAACTAACCGTGACAATGGAAGAACAAGTTGTGCCGAGCCAGGCGCCAATGGCCATGCCCACGGAGCCCCAGATCACTCCTGAGCAGCTGGCTGAAATGAAGGCCATTGCTCGGGAACGAGCCATTCAACAAACCATGGGACAACGAGCTGTAATTCAACAACAGGCATTACAACAACCCCAAGTGGTTTATGTGCGCCGTAACTTGACAGTTGCTGAACTCCTTTTGGTCATCCTGCTTTCCTGTGGCATTGTAACAGGAATTCAAATTACTTGGGGTGCAGTATCCAACTTTCTTCCTCGCATTGAAGTGAAGGTACGTTGAGTCAGAAGCTTTATAATTAAAGCATAGGTATATCGCAACAATAGCAGGTGGCAAATAGAAGAATTACCGAATTCCCCGCACTTAATGGGGCTGATATCAATGAACAGGACCTCCTAACACTGGTCCATGTTTTTGAAGTTGACCCCACACTGCGTAATAAAAAGATTACTTTTACGCAGTTCAAGGAATATTTGGATATTTACTACGCCCCTGCTAGCGGCGCAACTTTTAGTGGTAACGTCACTATCTCAGGTGACCTAACCGTCGCTGGCGTCAGCAACTTTAACACTATTTCGGCTTCGGGTTTAAGTACCTTTAGCGGTATTGTCGTACAAAATGACGCCGTAGTTAGCGGTACCGTAAGCGGCACGACTGTTACCGGCACCAATCTTCAAGGTGTTAATGTCAATGCAACAACGGTCACGACGACTACCGCAACAGGAACTACTGCATTATTTACAAGTGGTCGGTACCAGTCATTATCGGGTACTACGATTACTGGTGGACTGATCTCGTCCCCCTCTGGTGTCTTTACT